GTGGATGTAGTTGAGCATTGAGTTGTTGAAGCTACACCAATTTTTTCTTAATGATTGATGAGGGCGATCCCGAAAACCATTGTCTGTGAACAGGTACTTATCTTATATTCCGTCCCTCTATGGTTTAAGCTGAGAGAATGCCAAGTCATATTTTTTGGAAATACCCTTTTATTGCATTGCCTAGGATCTTCATGTACAATTTTTGTTCTGGTCTTGCCAGCAGGATGCGACTCGTATGCTTGAAGCAGTCTTGGACCCCATGCCTGCCCAACTTCCTTAGGATGTACTTACGCACACCTGACATTTTAAGATATGTCCTCGTATTGACGAAATCATCAAAGGATAATGAACCGAGGGTTATGCCAGACATGAGTTGTTGGCATGCGTGATAGTCTCCTGGATCAAGGTTAGTCAGTGTCATGTCAAGAAGCTGGCGGGTTGTCCCTTGCATCAGTGTTCCTATCTTCCCTTGAACAGATAGGTTATAGGGGGTTAACAGGAACACAGTGTCTACTAGATGTTGCTCATCTCTGTAATATATAGCAGACTTTAACACAGTGTCTAAGTAGTTAACCATAACTCTCAGGATGTTGGTATGAGAGCCTGCCTCTTGGATGTCGCACAATGGAGGTCTAACAGGTTGGCCTCCTACAGCAAGTAACGGCTCATCAGGTTGTCGCCTGATACTCTTAATGAGAATGGACATAGGAGCCTGGTATACGCTGCGGCATGCGATGAGCTGCTCAGTAAACAACTGCAGCAGCTTAGTATCGTCATTCCTAGTCAATACAGTGAGCTGTCGACGATCCATTTCAGTGACCCGTTGGACAGCCTTTTGGACTGAGGGATTGATACTTGAATCTCCCCGCACAACTACAAGGTAGCATTCATAGTCACCTCTACATGCATACCCATTGGACACCAACCTAATTCTAGATGCAAAAGTCCAGCATAGACCGTACACAAATGCAAACTCCCGCACATGAGAGTAGAGGGCCTTGATTACAAGGACTCCTCCTGGCCTCAGGCACTGACTGGTTATTGTGATAATATTGACAAAGGCACTCCTGGTGGTCTCCCAACCCACATCTCTAGGTAGTTCCATATCACACATGATGAAAGATAGGGTTAATGGAGGAATTTCCTGGCAGATAAAATTTACGCATTGGTCCCTTGTTAAATCTGTTTCCGCTGCATTCTCTCTCCACAATAGATGGAATTCCTGAATGTAGTTATCACTGCACGGGATCCCTGCTTGTATGTTCTTGAAGGGGACAGATTCTGTGAATTGGAGAGGGGACGGTCCAAAATGCCGCTGTGGGGGGTTCATTGAATTGGAGAAATATGAGTTGTAATATATGGTACGGTGGGGGAGGTAATGCTCTATCAAGCTCATGATAGCACCACTGCCTTCTGCCAGGTACAATGCATTCCCCCCCCGTGTCTGCCTTACATCAGGGAGTGATAGAAGACTGGAAGCCTTGTACCAGGATGTTGATGATGTCCCAATGGCCCTAAATAAGTACCGATTAAGATCATCTTGCATTTGAGTAGTGGCAATGCCATCACTGTTCCTTTGAGTAGGGCATTGGATTATGGGTCTGACCTCAGCATTCAAATCAAATTCATGACAAATGCAGAAAGGAGGTTTTAAGAACGCATCTGATGACTCATTCCAACTTACCGATTGAATGTCTATGCACCCCGTAATAGGTGCAGGGAATAGTATCTCCAGTATGGTATGCTTATCTTCTCTATCCCTTATGATATTCAAGCTCTTCCTTGACATGTAGTACAGGTTGGTTGGATATGTGACAATTTGGGGGCACTGTATCATACTGATTTGACCAGCATCTAGATGTTGAACACATGCGACCATCTGCAGGTATCTATGCATCTCACTGCATTTTTGTTCTGCTGGTAGGTTTCGGATTATGGGGAGGTCCCTTCCCACACCGAATATTAGGCAGAGCAGACAATTATATCGTGCTAGCAAGTTGAACATGCGGTCAGATAAATCATCATCAACTGTTGATGGGAACAGCAAGTTATACGGTACGCCTGTTTGAATGCTCAAGATCACACGTTTGATGGCTCTCATGATCATCTCAGCTGCTAGGGCCACAAAATCTAGGTGTGCTAGTTGGGGAACCTGCCTGTAATCAACTAACCCTGCATTGTACAACCTCTCTAACACGATAGGGTGCGATATTGTGGATGCTAGGTTGCCAAGCAGCAATCCGGGCATGTTCCGAAGGAGGTCATTCATATAGAGTGTAAGCTCTTGAACACCTGCAACACGCAAGTAGTATGCCTGGTAACTACAGTCCAGCACTATCTCTAAAGCAACATATTCCAGCATCTTAACCACATCACAGTTTTGGGCCTCACTTATCCAGTTCCTAGAATTGTCATAGGAAATTATGGCATCATTCTTGATAGAGGTCTCTGCATCATAGGAAACTATTGATTGGCCTATTAGTTTCCCTGTGCTACTTGCTAGAACATCCATCAATTCATAGGTAGAGTAGGATGATAAATTGAGCTCGTATGACTTGTACACCTTAATGTCTAGGTTAAGCTGTTCCTGAAGGGTAAGCGGATTGCAGTCGAACATGAACCTGTTTTGTCGCACTGCGGTGAGTTCAGGGAATATAGGTTGCAGAGGGAATGGATCAGCAATGTCTACCTCTCTGATGCAGCAACTCGCCCCAGTATGCAGATGTAGTGTCACTTCTTCTGACACTGAATCCACACCCAGTGGGAATAAACTCTCCATCAACCCTAGCCCTGTGAGCATGATCTGCTGGTATATGATGTTACTCTCTTTAGCAGAGCTATCCTCATACAACCTCTGAGAGTCATTAGAAATGTGAATAAAGGATGCTACTCTATACAAACTAGCAGGAGTGAATGTTGTTTGGGTTATGCCGTCATCAAGCCGATGCTGCAGGTTACCTGAGGTTGGCAGAGGTGCAAGTAGCTTCAGATGCTCCTTATCGATTACGCACCTAGAATTGGCAATTGCCAAAGCTATATCCCAATTCTCCTCACAATCACCGTAAGCCCATATGATAAGAGATGCAGCTCTGAGGGCAGCCTTGATGTGGGGTGACATATTGGATATTTTTGCTAACGAGGCAGTTCTTCGCTCCTGTGTTTTTGAACCCAAATATGGGATGCGTGTGACAGGGTTGGTACCTTTCTGACTTGTGAGGTCTACACCAGAGGGTAAGTGGAACCAGGTGAATTGAGCATCTCCATACCCGCACAGATCGCATGACCCTATTACAGACAAAATTCGACCCTCAACCATTTCTAGGATATCAGGAGATGTTACCCCCTGTACTGCTCGACCATGGAGTATATTTGACCACGACCTCTTCCTACAGTAAGAGGCAAGAGTGAGGGAACATGTTGACTCATTGACATAGGGGTCACGATTGCATTGAGTGCCCCATACCTCCTTAATGAAGAATTCCATGTGGAGGCTCGAGTAATTAATGATTTTGGTGAGCTTACGCATTGATAGTGGCCTTCGGTCAAGAGCTATCTTTATGATCGTATTAGTGGTGTCAATTAATCCTTGGATCTGCTTTCGTCTCCCCACGGATGTGCACTCCATGACTGCATGTGCTACCCTAGGATGCACTAACAGCTGATCAAGCAGAGCCTGTGCAAGCTGCATCTCCTCACTCTCACCGTCCTCTGCATACACACCGGAGAGGAGGGGATTTGAGCATGTCTCGAATAAGACTCGCTGGGTATGCTTTTTGAGTATCATGCCCGGGTCACCACATAACGGTAGATTCAGAGCATACGGGTCACTACACAGAGTTAACCAGCTTCCATCCCCTGGTTGATGCTGCACTATAGCATGAAGGATCCTTGCTGGGATTAGGCCTGCACTTATCAGCCGCTTCATGTCAGCAAATGCTGCTGTGATAGGGTCCCCTATGTTCCTGGCATAGAGACGCGAATACTGCAAATTGTTCAGGCCACCGATCTGAGTGGGGGTAAGAACATATGCAGATAGGAGGCTCCGGTTGCCTAGGATCTCCCTGTAAGGAGCGGGCTCTGACCGCCCCACCACTGAGAACATACACTCAAACTGCACCTCCAACAAGGTCATTATATAATTTAGCAAGAAACAATAGTCTTTTGGGGCACCATTCTCACAAATTCTAGTGATAGTAGAAGAGATATTCCCACATGATGCGGGGATATTTTCGGACAGGTCACCTGAGATTAACACTAGTTTGGAAGCATTTTTGAGGATCTGACTGAGTATTTTCCCATCTTTGAATATCCTTTTGCTGTACACAAAAAACGTATCTGACCGTATTGTCTCCCTCAATTTCAGATTATGACCTATTCCATGGTTAACTGCAATCAATTCTTCAAAGAATAGGTCACTTAGCTGGTGTAAATCAGCTGCTGCCTGTGCCCATGTGTGGTCCTCATCTATCTCTTTTGTTACTGCAAGCACCTGATTGTCACCTTGAACCATGCAAGCCACTCTACAGCCAGCTCGGGCTGCAGCCAGGTTGATAGCAGATATGGATATCATCGTCCACAATTTCTGACAGAGTCCCTCTATCCCTCCACGTGCGCTTACAATGAAAATGTCATCATTGGGTTGATCATTGATGTCGCCTGTCACGATGTCAATAGGAGGGTTAAAAGGGTCTCCTACGTACATGGTCAGATCCATCAACCTGAGGTGTATCCATTCAAAGAAGTGGTCAAATCCTAGTAGCCTGTTCAGAGATCTTGCAAATGGCTTGATAACCTGATACCTCCAATTAGTACAATATTTCTCTAGATCCGTAGTCATGAATACTGCCATTCTTGATTTACCACCTTTGCCTTTCCGTGCCAACCTTGCTTGCTGAATGTTCTCTTTCTTACACACTAGTCGAGACTTGTTACAGTTAAGAGATAATTGGGACATTGTTAACATAGTTTTTGTCAGAGATATCTGATCCTGCACAACACCATTCCCTTTAAAAAAGGGAGCAATCTCTGCCGCAAGGATTCCCTCCGCCATGACTTGGCAGCTGCGAAGCTTCTTTGTGAGCTTAGCAAATATCCTTCCATCGACCTTAACTTCTTTCTCCTTAAGGGAGTAGGAAACTGACACCGTATCATCTCTCAGATACTCCATTGAATTGAGATACTGCATCTCCTCATAGGGGTCAAAGTCAGTAGACTCTAGGAAATCTATAAGTAGACGATTTGACCCAGGGCTATTAACAATATGTCTGCTTGCTTCTTTTGGGATCATGTTGTACTTGAATGACGATAACCACTGGTTTCTGGGTTTTGCAATTGCTTTATCCTTAAGGAACATACTCAGATCTGACACTGGATCGGGCACAATGGACGGATTAAAATCAATTTGGGCAATCTCCCTGTAGTGGGTGAGCATGATCGAGTGAGGGATCTCCGCAGAATCAACATATAGCTGTCTTATTGTATCAGATATGATTGAGTTGGGGTCGATTTTTGGCCAGAGACCTGAGTTTGCCTTCCTATAACCATTGATTATGGTACCATTAAAGAAGCTTAATACCTGCTGTATTGTGTCCAGGTCTAAAACCTTAGGTGCACACATTGTCTTCCTAACTTTCCCCGCCGCTTGGCGTGCACTCAGTAAGGGATGGCTCCACAACCTCAGCATGCACAGCATCTCTGCGCCTTGATCCTCTGTCAACCCACTGTAGATCTTAGTGATAATAGTGAGGAACTTGTTCACTGATGCCTGAGCCATATGTTTGGATAGAACAGAGTCAATTTCCAATAGGTTGAACTTGAAGAAATCTCCTGCATACTGGTCAGTAGGTTCTAGCAGTTGCACAGAAGCATAGGATAGGGACTCGAGTAGCGCCACTATTTCATAGCCAGCGTTGCCAATCATTTCAAAGAGGTCATCGATCACCAGGATTAGATCCATGATCCGGTCCCGCAATGGGCTTAAGAAGTCAATTCCTGTTGCTACCATATCAACTGCAGATCGTCCTTCCATCATATCTGAGTAGGCAAGCACCATTTCGCTATGTAGACATGTAAATCGATTATTCTGTTGATCAATCACCACTATAATATCTGTAGAAATCAATACAACCCCTCCTAGCAATTCCAGTAATGTGTAAGGGTTTCGCAGGGTGTTGCTTCTTGCACTCAAGATCATGAATCTATTCATTTGTTTGATTTGCAGCCATGTCATTTTTGATCTTGACCATGGTCCATTGAACCATATGTCAGGGGACCTTAGCAGTCGATTGAACTCTGGGCTAGTTTGGGCTACCAATATCGATGAGGTATCTGATAGATTAGTTGGCTGTTGTCTACCCAACCTTGCTTGCACTGACAACACAAGACTGGTTAGCTTATCTGAGTTGCTGGACACACAATCACGAATATTGTCAGCAATCTTTTGGAATTTCCGTAAGGCAGATGGAGCCTGTATATGAGTCAGCCAGTTAAGTGTACGCGGGTGGCAGATAGCAATAATGGGCCGAGAATGATTCAGATATTGCTGTGCTGCATTACCAATTGCAACACACCTTGCAACTTGATCACCCCTTTGGTTCCTAATTACGTTCCAATCTCTGGTTAAGATTATGTCATCATGCTCATATTCTGCAGGAAGAGGAAGACCAGTCAGTTTCCAGTGATAGAGCAATTTATGTAGGACTAAGGGTGAAGAGAGATGTGAATCAGGCAGAATAATCTGAGTCCTCCCTGACATGGTGCCTGGGAGTCCCGACTTCTGCCCGCTGTATCTCCTTCAAATTTTTTCTTAATAATCCTCTCTTACACTATTTATGATCCACTGATATTAGGGAGAAATCACACTGGGCCCTACATTTGGGCTTGGCTAATCACATTAACACGGCATTTCTTTAATGACATGAGCATCACCTATTCGCATCAACAACAGATTAAAAGAAGCATCACACTTGTTCTATCTCAACAAGGAGAGGCACAATTCTGTATTCCCCGAAAATGGTGTTCCTAATTTCTGCTATTGATATGCAGTACCGTCGTCCGGTTGAGGTCATTTTGAAACATGTAGATGTAGTGTATGCAGCACCTACGGGGGGTGTGGAGACATTAGTTGCATTGCTCATGGTGACATCAAAGAACACAGCAGATCTAGGATTCTGACGATCACTACGATGGTTGAGATAAGTCCCGAACACTCCTATCGGCTTTTTGTCCGCAGAAAAGATAATTGGGTAGGCATCTGTGTAAACCCCTGTGATACATGTGTTTGGGCATCTGCTAGCTGCAGAACAGAAGCCTGTGCCAGGCCTCGTAAAGTTATCATATATGTATGGTCTTCCAAATGTGAATGTGCCATTCTTTCTGTGTATAGGGTACAGGACTGCAGCTGGGAACCATGAGCTGCCTCTTTGATACATGTACACCTGGCCATCGATGGCTACTAGTCTAGCCTCTGCACCCATCAATGTCACATTGTTAGATGAGATGTGGAGCGTGGTATCCTTCCCTAGACCTGGATCTAACCTGATAGATAGGATGGCCTGTTGTATCAATCGATTGGAGAATAGAGGCACGATGTAAGATGCTTTTGCGTTCCTTACTTGAGTAGCATTGTTATCAGGACACACATCACCGCTCCTCTGATAGATGGCATATGAACCATAGTTCTTGTTATAAGAAGGAGTTCCTGCTCTGAGTCCCCCATATATCGGGAACAGAATCCTATCATCTACTGCAACTCCTGACCCTACACCTGGGTAGTTAGCTGCCCAGTCAGCGAAGATCACCTGACTATTGATATCAGTCTCACTATAAGAACCCCCGAAATCCAACCTTCCATGTATCATCCGGGTAGGCGGGTTTGACGCATAGTCACTCCTTTCCGTTTCTGTTACCACTGAGCACAACAGGTCACACCCATAGCGGGTAGCTGCAATGCTGCATGACTTCCGGTTCACCCCATCATCCAAGTTGACACTTCGGAGGGTTGAGAAGTATATTCTCCCAGATGGGGACACTCTTAGAGTCCCAATTGATATGTACTGGTGGGACGCGCCATGATCTGCGCATCCGTCCAAGATCACATTGTGTGTGTAGCATCCGTGACTAGTGGACAGGGAGAACGAGGGTATTCTGGTGCAGCCTCTCCCAGTGGTAGGTGCTGGTATGAAGTTAAGGTGTTCTATATACTTACTTACCCTGAACTGCTTACCATTAGTGAACTTCCCAGAGAAGAGCGGTGTCTCAATACCTCCTGCAAAAGCCTCATCATGAATGGGTGCGCCGCAATTACTCCCGTTGGCCTCCAGACTAATTTGATAAGATAACGCACTGAGGCTCTGGAGTATACTGGTTTGCATAGCTGATAACTGCAGGGGAGTCTCTAACACACTTTGGCGGTATATCTTTTGGCAATAATCCAAGATTGCAGTAATCCCTGCACCTAACGGTGTCAATATTGAAGTGATCTCATGCACAGCTTCTTCTATTATGGGTTCAAAGTCCTTTGAAGGTATTTTACAGAATGTTGCAATCGAGAGACCAAGAATGGTAAGAAGTAGGGCTATGGCTGACACCCTGAACACCAGCCGCCAGGTACACTTGCTGTCATCATCATCATCCCGTGATGCAAGATGTTCTCGACTTTGCGATGAGGCAGATGTCATGATGGATGGCATGGCTGAGATGGTGGTGTATGAATGGGAAACCTGATCCAGATGGAATGGCAGCTCTTCTGCCCGTAGCATTTTTTATTAATCAAGTACGGAACTAGTACCTATCTAATCCCCATCCAGCTCAGCATTGAATTCAACTCCTCATCCTCCCTTGTCAGAGGTCATTTACACATCACATCTTTGATGCCTTTGATGCAAGCAGCCACTCTATCTTTTTGCTCTGCTTCTTATTAGTTACCCATAACACTAGGATCCCGATTATTGCCAGCGCGCCCAATACAGTTCCTGCAATTGCCAGAGCAAGTGACGTTGCTAAGGCTGGCACCTGTATCAGCCTGACATTGACACCTTCCAGAATCTGGTTACTCTTATTAATGGACGCTTGTGCATTTGTGATACTTTGGTTGACTCGACCAAGCTCATTGCTAATGTCCAGGGGTCCAGTAACCACAATTTGCCCTTCGCTGATGCTAAGATTAGCACCATATTGTGACATGAAATGACCAGACAGCCTTAGCGTAACTTGTTCAATGTTGATAACGTTGCATATCTTGCTATTGATAATGGTGAGCGGTTTCCCGGCAAATTGTGATATGATTTTGGGGGGATCAATGCATCTACATGTCACTGCTTGGCAGTTGGCTACGACAGAGCCATCAAGGGTGATGAACTTGGTTGATAGTACTCCTCTCACCAGTGAGTATGAGCATGCTGACACATTGCCCCTGATGCATTGCTGCAGTGAATTACTGAGAGGTAGTGTAGTAAGGCTGGTACAATATGCATCAGATGTTGTGAAGATACAGTCATCAGCCACAAACTCCTCTATTAAGTCTGCAATTGCAATGATATATTTGGGGATAACTACAGCTCCCAGCCCCTGACTAGTAGATACCACTATGGGGGTCAGCTGCGCCATGCGCAAATTATCCACTGCATTTATGCTTGGTACAGATACAGACAGGATCAATAGCTGCTTTTCAGAGTCATAGCCAATAGGTTGCCCCTGGATTAGCCCACTTGATATGATGGACTGTAGATTGGACGTGGTAGCTCCAATGCGATTGAGGAACCTATCCAAATTACCTCCAGCTAGGTTATATAACGCCTGAATAGACAACGGAGTGAGTGCAGGGTTCTGGATTTGATTACTGAAAGCAGTGGTGAGCTGAGTCAGATACAAGCTGAGTTCCACTCCGAGCCGATTTGCAGCAGTGACACAGTCGATTTGCTGGATAGTGCTGTTAAGCGCTTGATTGATGTAATCCTGCATTTTACCTATTGCAATCACAAGCTCTCGTTGTCCTGCAATAACCTCTTGCACAGCATCATTTGTTGCAGCAATTGATTGCTTTAACTTTAAGATATTCTCCGCATTCTGCCTGGACTGTGCTAATGCAACTCCTGCTGTAATCTGTGCTGATGTTGCTACACCTAAGGCTACACCTCCAAGTATGGCACCCACTATCCGGGACTGGATTCCTCCTGCGGCTGACCCTCCTGTAGTGTTACCCCATATATGCTTTATACTCTCACCTAGCGGTTGGAAGATGGATGTGAGGGTGCGGTTGTAACTGCTTAGGACATCAAGGTGGCAGCTTTTGAGGTGATCTGGTAAGTTAGGGAGCAGTTTAACTACCACACTCCCGGTCAATGAATTGGTATAGATATTGACTGCTCGCTCAGACTGGAACACAAATCCTGCATCTATTGAGTTTGTGTTGCTCAGGGAGGGGATTATACCGAGCCCCGCCTGAACTGCCAGTAGGGCCAGAGCCAGGACTGAGTATAATTGCATGATTCTGTGCTACCCCTCAGATCCTTACAGGCAGATTATAGGGCTTCTGCCCGTGGATTTTTTTTAGTTGCATATATAATGATATCATTCTACAATCACGGCTGCTAGAGTGTCTTGATTTGGATGATTATGCTTGCTAGCTGGGGGATTGATCGGCTGGCAGACAATCATATATTTACTGTTTGAAGCTCTTCGTACTCTGCCGGGCCTGGGAGGCATGGTCTGGAATGTTACTTCCGGAATGGATTGTACTTACTGTTGCCTTTCCCAAGGGTTACTTTGGTTGACTCTATGACATAGTCACTGGTACTGGCTAGCTGTGTCTGGTTGCCACCCTGAATCACAACCGAAGCCTCCATAATGGTTCCTGTCTGTGACCACAATAGTTTTCCAATCTGTGGTGCTGCTCGACTAATCGGATATACTGCAGTGCCCTGCTTAGAGAAGAACCCTGCAAGAAGCTTAGTCTTGACCCCTTTGCATTGTATAATCAGCGATGGCCCAAAGAGATCCACAAGCTCTATCTTTATATCAAGTCGCCTGATCTTTTCAGCCACTTCCTCTATAGTGTGTCTCTTCCCACCTTTCTTTACTGCTGATATCAAACCCCAATGGACCCACAGGTTCGCCAGATATTGGTCATCCTTCTTAAGCAGCAGTTTCGCACTTGGGTGCTTATCTGTGATATCCACTTTAATTATCACACTCATATTAAGGCTGTATGTGAGGGAACTCCCTGCTTTAAGCACTGGGGATGACACCTTGTACACTAGACTAGCTGGGATGACGGTTAATGAGACAAAAGTCACCTTATAAACCAGGTCATAGTTTCCCATGATTTTCTCTGGTGCCTTGAGATTGACTGATGCATTGCATGAGGTCACCCCCTTCTTGATCGCAGCACACTGAGCCAGAATAGGAGGGAAATCAGTCACATTAAAGATGATTCTCTCTGAATTAGTTGCTGCCTTCTTGCAGGACACTTTTAGCTCCAGGCATGACTTGGCTAAGCCATGGAAATCTGGAACTTTAGGGATGCTACCTAATGGAAGCATGCACGATGTGAGTATTGTTCTTTCTTGACCCATATCCACTGCCAGGCTCTTGTCCACAGCTGTCTCCATCCCACTTATAAATCCATAGGTTGATATAAAGATCAAATCGCTGTCACTTTCTCTCTCCCCGTCTATGATCTGTATGCGGTACTGAGGAGACAGCGTTTTCTTCCCGTCTGATGTGCTGGTGAATATTAGAGGGAAGGCAAGAAGTGAACTGGCAGGTTCATCCGGATCCACATAGAGCTTCACAGTTCTGCTTTCCATGCTGATGGCAGGTTGTTGTCCAATGATTGGGCGAGATGCCAGATCTTCTGCCCGTAGCAATCCATATTTTTTTATTAATATACCGATGCCATTTTATTTTGCATGATCCAAGCAACAAATAACAATTAGGCTGTGGGAATGCGGGTTCTAGGAGGGATCCAGTGCATGTGTTCAGGTAGTGATTCAAGATATCAGGGGTTTGGTGCTGTTCTGGGTGCCTACCATACATGACTAGGACAGGAGTGGCTTAGCTATTAAGTATCGCCTTCCGTAGCTTCTTAACTTCATCCATAGTGTTGCAGGCCTCCAGTCTTTGTAACATTCTCTTGGAGGCAGCAGGTTGCATGGCACGTGAATTTATCAATGCAGCTAAGGTTTCCTTTTCCATGAGCAGGTCTTTGGGGTCAGGTACCACCTTGGTGATCAGATCTCGTGGGTCCTTTACCGGTTGCCCCAGTTTATTGAGTGCCAGGGAATTATCCGGAAGCAATGCTGTCCTAGGATCACCGGCGCCGGCTGTGATAAGCGGAACCGAGCGTGCAGATGATCGAAGCTCAGCTAATGAAGATACATTTGCATTCCCAGGATCCATAATTTTAACTAGACTCAGGGTGCCCTCCATAGTGGCCACAGAAACCTTCACAAGCTGTATGTCATTCCTAATGTGTGCTATACCAGCTACCTGTTTACTTATTCCCTCTATTGTTGACTCCATCTTTGTCACCTTGGCCATTAAGGTCTCCAGCATCTGCCTCATCTCGGAGGCAAAGTCTGCAGACACTTGGGCAGCACCCGCAAATGCATTCGGAGAGAGTGGGCTGTTGTAAAACAGGGGTGCATGCGGGGTTGCACCATGAGGTGGTTGTGACCCCTGCAGTCCCCCAAGAGATTGAGAACTCCCTCCTGTGGCCAGGTCGGAAGTGTGGGGCTCCATGACAGGTTGAGTCGGATGAGTCCCCTGTGTACCTAGGTGAGGGTTTTGATTCGGGGTAAGGGTAGTTGACCCCTTTTTTAAGCCCGCATCATACTGCTTGTTGGCAAGCTTGTCAATGCTTGAGAGGAATGCCTGACTCGGTTTGTTGGCGAGGGAGCCTGCATCAGTGCCATGCGGCTGCTGATTGTCAGCCTGACCACGGGAATGCTGTTGTTGATCGGGAGGGACCGGCTGGTTGTCTACCTGGCTGGTTGATTGGGAAGCTGTCGCTTTCTCCCATGCATCCCTTTTGGCTTTTGTGATCCCTGGAGGTATGGCACTTTTCCCTACTGTTTGGGGAGGATCTGCCTGAGCAGTAATAATTGAGTCAATGATGCTATTACTTGAATCAAATAGCTGGTCGATCTCCTCGTCAGTGAAGGTGGCCATGGTGGGTGCGGCGGTGGTGGGGCGGTGGGCTTTGTGTGTCCCTTGGTAGGGGATCTTCTGCCCGTAATTTTTTATTAATAGTGCTCTCGTCAATTGCCTCTCTTGGTTTTGCGCATCAGAGTCAGGTCACCGGATCCCAGGGTTTAGTGCAGAGATGTGAATCATAGCTCCCAATCTACTTGGGGGTCATTGTCCCCTGCCAATCCAGGAGTCTTTGGCACTTCAGTTGAAGATGTGGCCCTCCCAGATTTAAAAGCTTCCTCATTCCTAATATATGCCAGGTAATCCTCGGGGGTGTTGAACCCAGGGGGAAGTTGAATATCGGACTCAGTCTGTTTGGGCCCCGACCCAGATTGCCTAGCAGAGGATGGAGGGTTGGGGCCGGATGCACCAATCATCACTGCTGCTGCTGGAGCATTCATTGTGTATTCACCAGCAGATCCAGCCACCTTTGCCATCATCTCGCCAAGAGCTGCACGACTCTGTCTGCCCAGCTGTAACTCAGTTGCCATCTGCTCATCCACAGATGTAGACAATGACTGTGCACTTTCAACACCAATCCTCCAAAATGTCGGGTTCATGAAATCTCTGGCAAACTGGTATCTGGACGTGCTGGCCTCAAGCACAGATGCCACCCCCATTGCATAAGAGTATAAGAGACTGTATTCAGCAGGCGCAAATTGCATCTGGTCAGGGTCTCCAAGCAAAGTCATGAATGGGCCATTCTCTCCCTTCTCTCTGTACAAGACCATCAACTGCTTCACCTTCTGTATATCACCTGCTAGACTGCTTAAAGCAAGTGCAGGCAGCCGGGTCTGGATGCCAAACTTGAGGGTGAGTAGGAACGCAGTCACTCCAGCATTCTTTATGTATGCTGAGATGTCACCTACGAAGCTGTAATAGGCAGATTTTCCCCCGGGTGAATTTTGTGCCCTCTTCATCTCATTCACTAGGAATCCTCTAATAACTAGACTTTGCCTGATGGTCATTTGAACTGTTGTGCGTACTATCGGGTATAGCAAGCATTTCTTCTGCACCCTGCCCTGTTGCATGTACTTATTTAACCGGCGAGTCTCAGACTCCTCTGCAGTTTCAAATGCAGTCATTGCCTTCGCAACAGTAATCCATACCTGCACTTGGACACTAAATATCCGGTCAAGGGTATCTGAAGCATCCTCAGGGGGCTCATTCTCAGTTGCAGCATTAGCAAAAGGTGTCTCATTTGAGCATGCTCGTGGGATGTCGGCAGCAATCAAGGCAAGGCGAGCTGCACGCTCATCGGTGATGCCACTCCTGCTGTTAAATACAGGCATTTTGTCATCGAAGTCATCTATTTCTAGAATGGTGATGACAGCCTCTCCTGATTGTGCAGCAAGGGTGGCATAGGTCTTCATCACCTGTGCATGAGCACAAAGTACAGATATTAAGGCACCTTGCCGGAGCGGTCTGTTGGAAGACTCGCTAATGGCAAGCCTCAGGCAAAAGCATACAAACCGCCACCTCAGCTCAGGATCGTCTGAATTGAGAACAAAGACAGGCACTTCTACCTTTAGAGACCCTCCTCCCTCTGTAGGCAAGGCCCTGGATGGAGGATGAGTCTGGTTCTCAAGGAACTTGTCATATTCTGCAAAGACAGAAGACATGATGGCACTAGGTCAGGCAGAGTCAAATCCTCGACGTCGGTCTCGACTTCGACTGTACTGGCTTCTGCCCGTACGACATCATAGTCATCTTATCCCACTGCGTAGTCTCCTAG